TAACAGTATCTTGGTTGTATAATAATTGGAAGTCTACTGTTCTTGCAATGCGTTACTATTTTCTCATTGCAATTTTATTTCTAATGCTCATCACTTCGATGGGCATCTTTGGTTTTCTTTCACGGGCACACATTGAATCAAACATTGTTGTTGGTGTAAACTCTGTTCAACTGAGAACCATTGAGACACAAGAAAGAATTGCAAAAGAAAGATTAGATTATCTACTGAAAAGAGCAGGTGATGATCCTGATAAAATTGCAAAACGAACTGACAATGCAATTCAGGAAACACAAGCCGAGTTGAAAAGATTGTCTGAACAAAAACTGCCATTACTAAAAGAAGAAAACAAGTTGGCGGCAGAGATAGGTCCAATCAAATACATTGCCGAGGCATTGTATGGTAAAGAAGACCCCGACTTCATAGATAAAGCAGTAAGAACTGTTATCATTATAATCATTGTCGTTTTCGATCCACTTGCCATTCTTCTTCTAATTGCCTCGCAACAGTCCTATCGTAGTATTCGAAAAGAAGAAATACAACCAGAAATTAAAAAGGCAAAGAAGAAAAAAGTTGTTGACAAAGTAACCAGTCCTAGTTTAGAATCATTCTTTGTAGATAAGAATTCAGAAGTCATACCGAAAGATAAAATCACACGCCTAGATGGAGGTTCGTTTTAATATGAGTTTACTTGACAAACTAAAAAAGAATACAACGATTAAAGATAGTTCTATTCTTGCCAAATCAAAATTCTTTAATGAGAAAGATGTCATTCCGACCGATGTGCCAATGGTCAATGTGGCACTCTCTGGTTCGTTAGATGGTGGTCTTGTACCTGGTCTGACAATGCTTGCAGGTCCATCAAAACACTTTAAGACTGCCTTTGCATTGTTGATGGCATCTGCATACACAAAGAAATATAAAGATGCAGTCATTCTGTTTTATGATTCAGAGTTTGGCACACCAAAAAAATACTTTGAGACTTTCAGTATTGATATGGACCGTGTTCTTCACACACCGATTACTGATGTTGAACAATTGAAACACGACATCATGGCTCAGTTGAATGAACTTGGCAAAGATGACAAAGTAATTATTGTGCTTGATTCAATTGGCAATCTTGCGTCAAAGAAAGAAGTTGATGATGCGCTCGAAGGCAAGTCTGTTGCAGACATGTCCCGTGCCAAACAAATCAAGTCTCTATTTCGTATGATTACACCACATCTGACAATCAAAGATATTCCAATGGTCGTTGTCAATCATACTTACAAAGAGATTGGCATGTTCCCGAAAGATATCGTTGGTGGTGGCACAGGTTCTTATTACTCTGCTGACACGATTTGGATTCTTGGTCGCCAACAAGACAAAACTGGCACCGAAGTGACTGGTTACAACTTCATTATCAACATTGAGAAGTCTCGTTATGTTCGTGAGAAGTCAAAGATTCCTGTGACAGTTTCTTTCGAAGGTGGTATTCAAAAGTATTCTGGCCTGTTAGATGTTGCAATCGAAGGTGGGTTTGTTCAGAAACCATCGCCTGGTTGGTATGCAAAAGTTGATATGGCAACAGGTGAGATTGGTCAGAAGTATCGTGAAGCTGACACACATCATAAAGATTTTTGGGGTGAGTTATTGAAAAATGAAAAGTTTAAGGAATTTATACAACAGAAGTATTCAATTGCTTATGGAAGTATTATGGGTGATGTCGAATCTGTTCAGGAAGAAACCGAAGATGCTTGAAGAAGGTAAAGATTTCGTCTTCATCAACTTCAAAGATACCGATATAACTGGTCTTCAGATTATTTCTGGTGAGTATACTGGTGTAGTTTATCACTATCATCAGGCAAAGATAGTTGAAGAAGGCGCACTTGCCAGATTGAAATTTGGTTTCACAATCGTTCATCCAGGTAAACACGACATCGACCTATTGCAAAACGATGAGAAATTTGTTACAATTATGGGTGACATACTTACACAAATACTAATGAACAAAGCGAAAGCAGATGAACAGATTAGAACAGACGATTCTGAAGAATTTAATTTACAATGAGGCATTTACACGAAAAGTAATTCCATTCATTCGTGCCGATTATTTTTCAGATGATACTGAGAGAGTAGTTTTCAAAGAAGTCTTTGACTTCACCAACAAATACAAGAATCTTCCATCACACGAAGCACTTGTAATCAATCTGACAGAAAGTAAATCGTTGACTGAGCCACAAGTTCAGTCGGCGGTTCGCTTGCTTTCTGAAATCAAAGAAACAAAAGATGAAAAAGTAGAATTGGCATGGCTGACAGAACAGACTGAAAAGTTTTGTCAAGACCGTGCAATCTACAATGCCATCATGGAGTCTGTTGGCATTCTCGATGACAAGAAGACCAGCAGAAGTAAAGGTGAGATACCAAAACTATTGAGTGATGCACTTGGCGTTTCGTTTGATAGTAATGTTGGTCACGATTATATCAATGACTATGATTCTCGGTTTGACTTTTATCACAAGGTTGAATCTCGCATTAAATTTGATTTAGATATCTTTAACAAAATCACAAAAGGTGGTTTACCAGTTAAAACTCTAAACATCGCTCTTGCAGGCACCGGCGTGGGTAAATCTTTGTTTATGTGTCATGTGGCCGCCGGTTGCCTCTCCCAAGGTCAAAATGTGTTGTATATTACACTAGAAATGGCAGAAGAAAAGATTGCAGAACGAATCGATGCAAACCTGCTAAATATCGATATCAATGAATTGCACACGATATCAAAAGATGATTATGAGAAAAAGTTTGAGGTACTCAGAGCAAAGACACATGGCAAACTTATCATCAAAGAATATCCTACTGCCGGTGCATCGACACTTCATTTTCGTGCATTGTTGAATGAGTTGGCTTTGAAAAAGAGTTTCAAACCAGATATCATCTTTGTTGATTATCTAAACATTTGTTCTTCTGCTCGAATTAAACCTGGTGGCAATGTAAACAGTTATACTTACATCAAATCGATTGCCGAAGAACTTCGTGGTCTCGCTGTCGAGAATAATCTGCCAATTGTTTCTGCTACACAAACGACAAGAAGTGGTTACACGAATTCTGATCCTGGTCTAGAAGACACTTCAGAATCATTTGGTCTACCTGCAACGGCTGACTTTATGTTTGCACTTGTATCAAATGAAGACTTGCAAAATCTAAATCAAATACTTGTGAAACAATTGAAGAATCGTTACTCCGACCCAAATCACTTCAAACGATTTGTTCTTGGTGTTGACCGTGCAAAGATGCGTCTGTATGATGTTGAAGAATCGGCACAACAAGGCATCGTTGATTCTGGTCAAGATGATCCGCCAATCAATACCTTCGGTAATCGTGAACGCAAATTTAACAAAAACTTTGATGGGTTAAAAGTTTGATGTTATATGATTATTTGATTGCCCATCGTAATGAAGATGGCATTCCCATTCTCAATAAAGAAGAATGGAAGTTTATCAATGACAATCACTCAAAAGAAGATATCATTGCTGAACTCATTCGTCTAATTGAAACGACACGGCCGCCATGCCCATTGCGTAAGATTCATCCTGATTCTGTTCAACATTCTTTTTGGTGTTTGACTTTTGCTGATTTGAAAAACATATTCATTTCACATGAACAAACTAAAGACCAAGTGATTGAAAAGTTTGAAGACTATGGCAGAAATTACAAAGAACATGGTCTTGGCATTCTACAAATGGGTTCGCAATACAATGATGTAAGTAATTTCTTTCATCAAGATTTAAGATACAATTGTGATGCATGGGGTTACAAGTCACCAATCTATCGTTGGAATCATTCAGACAATCTTCGTCAGGTATTTCTTTGTTTGTGGAGACTAAACTCGACAGAAGATTTGAGTGTGAGTAGTTACAATGAGGCATTTAGAATGAGTGCTTACATTGCGACACAATTCAAACCACAAATCGCAAAGTTTTTCTATCAAATTACAAATGCAAAGACAGTATTCGATTCGTCTTGTGGTTGGGGCGATAGACTTGCAGGTTTTTATTGTTCGAATGCACAAGAATATTATGGCACAGACCCAAATGACCAGACATATGAGAGATACTATCAACAATGTCTCGCATATGAAAAGTTTCTTGGTAGTGATGTGACAACAGAGAAGAATGATAATTATTTCATCGTGCAAGGTAAAAAGAGAGTAGAGATTCATCGTAAACCAGCAGAAGATTTCAATTACTCAATTCTGCCGCCAATTGATTGTGCGTTTACTTCACCGCCATATTTTGCGACAGAGAAATACAATACAGATGGCAAGCATGCAAATGAACAATCATGGGCAAGATATACGACTTATGAAGAATGGCGAGATGGCTTTTATCTGCCAGTCAATCGTAAGATATTTGAATCTCTAAGTGAGAATGGTTATCAATTTGTCAACATCATGGATCCAAAGATTAAGACAAAGAGATACTATGCCTCTGATGATTTAATTGATGACTTGACTGCTCATGGTGCTCACTTTTGTGGGCAGATGGGTATGCGTATCATGCAAAGACCAAAGAACATTCCTAAAGAACAACTTGATGAGTTTATGAATAAGATTTACATTGAACCTGTGTGGTGTTTCAGTAAGAAAACAGAACCTTTTACACTTGTAGATGACTATATGAATCGAGGTGCCCTAGACAGTTTCTTCGCATAAATAGATGATTATACGGAGAATTGAATGGCAGATAAAACAACACTACAGGAATCAACACAAGCTCTGTTTTGTTCTTTAGCTGATTATTCTGGATTAACGAATGTCAGAAAAATATTTGACATCAACAAATATCCAACATACGGCATGTTCAAAAATTTTTGGTTAAGTTCAGAAAATCCTGTGAAAGGATTAACAATAACAGAAGCATTTAAGAGTAGGGTTGATGCACCACAAATAACAGGTATAAAACAAATTGAAGACTTTCTAATTAAAAATAATGACTGGTACATATCTTCAGTTTTAATTGCCAAAAAGTTAGTTGAAGATATAGATGAAATTAGTAGAGATTTTCAAAGTATAAAACGACCAAAATGGTCAGATATATTTTATGTTCGTGGTGATGATGTTGTTATGAAAAACATAGCGGAATTATTTAAGATTGCGAATGACACAC